GTTCAGACATATTCAGGATCTCTGTATAGGTAAGTGTGAGACGAAGGAATTTTGCAGGCATGGCCCGACGGCATTGTCACAGGACTGAACACTTTGACATGACGGCATTAAGCGCGGGTACGTAGACATGTGGTGGTGGAGATATGTCTGAGATGATAAGGACAACAGTAAGTAAGTCAGATCTCTGTAGTGCTGGCAGGAAGCTGGAATCCGTTGGATTTATCGATTGCGGTAAGTTTGAACGTAAAATGACGAAGCAGTACGTCGGCCGTATGAGTAATCCAGTGGATGAGGGCTACGTCGATCCAATCATGACCGCAGTTTTATCACAACAAGGTTTTGATGATGTAGCAATCAAACCAGCGAATCTGTACGATCCAATCAAGATGTTCGATAATTTAGCTGGCTACATGCGAAACAAAAATCTAGTTATCGACAGGAACTGCCCCAAGTATAAAGCGGCTTTCGATTTCGCTTATGCGATATTCGCAAGACCAAAAGGATGGGCTCACCTCAGAGTTTTAAAGTATCAGGACATCCCTTCCGCTTTGAAAGGAGGCACGTCTGCTGGTCTACCGTACGGAGGCAGAAAGGAGAAGTTTATGATTGATGGTCTCCGTCGTATGCGACAGGTTTTAAGTAAGGAGAAAGAACCTAATCCTTGCACTGCGTATACTAGGACTAGCGCTGGAGGGAAAACCCGTTTAGTGTGGGGCTATCCTCTGGATATGACTATGCTTGAGGCTATTTTCGCAAGGCCGTTACTAGATAGGTTTCTTCAAATGAATACGCCTATGGCCTTTGGACGTTCGAAAGCTTCTGTAGGAGCGGTGGTTAAGTATAACATCGGGACTCAGAACTTTAATTATTCTCTGGACTATTCTAAGTATGATCAGTCGATCCACAGAACATTCATTGTGGATGCATTTAATATACTGAAGACTTGGTTTAGGACTGAGGATATTGATAGTCATGGCTGGAGTGACATAGTTAATTACTTCATCTACACACCAATAGTCATGCCGAACGGAAAGCTCTACCGCGGAAAAGAACATGGCGTGCCGTCTGGGAGTTTCTTTACTCAGATAATTGATAGCATTGTTAATGTGATGCTCCTCCGTCTGGTCCTTCAAACGCAGGTCCAATCTCGTCGCTTCCTTGTCCTGGGTGACGACTCTATCTTCGGGACCATGACTCCAGTCTCTCTTCAGAAACTTGTTGATGAGTTCGGGAATTACGGAATCACGTTACATGCCGATAAGTCGGAGGTTGGCACACTGCACTTCCTAGGATCTTACTGGTCTGATGGATTGTCACACCGGCCCGTCGACAAAATACTTTCGGCACTCGTATGTCCAGAACGTCCCCGGTATGGGTTGTATAAGAACGCAGTTAGTCGAGCAGCCAGGAAACAAATCGCCTTGACCATTATACAGAATCAGGCGTGCGCGTTCGTTGAAGGATGGAATTTGCTTCAAAAATTCTATGTTACTCCAGAGATGGCGGACATGCGTGGGATAGGTAAGCTCATAAAGTATGAGGAGCTTGGAGGGTTAGATAGGTTCCACTTCCTGAATGATCCTGGTTACATTAGTAAAGTCGCGAGGCTATCTGTAGGACTCAGACTTCTC